CCATCGCCTTCGATGCCTCCCTTGGCTTGCTGTGCCGCCACTTGAAGGGAGACTTGTTGAAATCCCAGAGTAGAGACTTCGACACTGGCCCCGCCTTGGGGTCTGAGGCCGTCGCTGTGCGCTCGTAATATGTTTTGCCTAGTCCTTGTTCGATTTTCATTTGAATAGCTTTGTGAGGGTTGTGGCGATCTTGCCTAGTTTGCTGAGTTTGCTTTGTTTCGGGTTCCTGAGTGCGCCAAGCAATGCGATTGTCATTTCAAGATCGCTTCCGATTGCGCGGGTTCTTGTCTTAAACGGTGTGTGTGTGACTCTCACGGCTCCACCTCCTTCGCCATTGCTTCAAATGCTTGTGCGATCTTGTCAACGTGGGCCTTTACTGGCTGCTTATTTGTTTCGGGAATAACTTCGACTTCTACGGGTTCCACGGTTTCCGCCTCGATTTCCAGAACCTCGACGGGTTCCTCGATGAATGGGTTGACCTTTGCCGGGGTAACGTTGCGCGGCGGTTCCGCGAAGTCCCGAACCTCGTCTTGCGTGTACATCCCCAAGCTCATATCGGAGGCGTAAGCGCGGCTCCAGAAGCTGGCTGCACGGTATCTCAGCATCTGCCCCGGCATCGTCAGCCACTTGCTACCGTTCTTGGTTGACCAGCCTTCTTTCTTGGCCATTTCAAGGGTGATTTTCTCCCCCTTGAGTTCCTCGCCGCTGTCCTTGTCCTTGGCTACGGCGTAGCAAGAGGAAGGAGCGTCATCGTCATCCATGACGAAGCGAAGCGGTGAGAACTTGCCGGATGCGTTAATCATGCCAATGAGTGCCGTCGCGCTCCATGATGGCCGTCCGTGAATGATTGCGAGGTTTTGCGTCACCATAAGAGGGTCAAGGCGCGTCCGCTTTGCTACGTTCAAGGCAATCGCGCAGTTTGCTACGTTTCCGGCGAAGTCTTTTGGGACTAGCGTGGACTTGCTCAGCATCATTGCTTGGCGTTGGATCAGCTCAAATGCCTGAGTTTCTGCGCTAACCTGCGCCAATGCCATGTTTTGCGGTTCGTGCGCCGCAATCGCTTCGTTTGTTTTTGGTGTTGCTGTCATGTTTTCGTTTTGTTTGTGCTGATGGTTTACGCTTCGTATTCGTTCACGACGATTTGGCCTTCTGAGATGCCGTATCCGAACGCTTTCAAAGCAGGGACTACAAGATGCTCGACAACCTCTTCTAATGTGTGATCGTCTCCCGGAATCCAGATTTCAACCTTGGGGTTTTGCATTTCTATTTTACGTCCGTGGTCTTCTGTTGGTTCGATGGTAATTTTCATGCTTTCGTTTTGTTTGGTGCTGAATGCGTGTTCGTTTTAGCCGGGTTCGATCCGGTTTCAAGCGCAAATTTCAATTTGTTTCTCTTTTTCTTCTGGTTCTGCCCCGTATTGGCAGCGGTTGGAGATAGCAGCAAGCATCTTGGCGAATGAGAGATCCATTTCGGCTTCATTCAATATCCTTTGCCGCGCCCAGATTACCGTGCTGTGACAGGTCCGGTTGCAACGGTTTGCCGTGTCCTGATACGGATGATGATCCGCCCAGCAAGCCATTACGACATGACGAGCCATTGAAACGTGTTTCGTCCGTTTCGGTCCTAATATGTCCTCGGCTGAAACTCCGAAAACGTCCGCAGTTTCCCTGACTAGTAGATCGAAGTCCACGATCATTTGCTTGTATTGTTGGGGTTTCCAAGGCTCTTGATTGCCGTATCTGTCCGCCTGAATTGGCGCAGGATGCCAGCGGCAAACTTCCGGCTGACTTCACCGTATGCACCGCCGATGAATAGCGTGGCGTCTTTTTTCGTAACGCCGTGTTCCCTTCGCCATGCCGCACGGGTAACGCAAATAGTCGAGTCTCCCTGCCCGTATTGATTAACGCTTTCTGATTTATGTGTTCTCATTTTGTTCGTTTTCTATTGGTTTGGTTTTCTGTAGTGTTTGCAAAGATCAAAACCTGCGAGGGCGCAAGCGTCCGCCCACGCGAAATGCGAAGGGGATTGTTCCATGTCATCCCATGCGTCCCGGCAAGCCTCAGTGTGAAGCCATGCGAGCCGTTCAGCCATCGTTTCCGGCGTTTGGTCCTCGTCAGTCTGCTTGTTGATCTGCTCCCACCACCGTTGAGCGGAAGTAAACCAGCACCCCTCACGGGTAAGCCTTTCAATGGCCTGTTCTCGCGCCCACAAGGGGTCTTCAGGGTCTTTGCATGGCTCCTCCCTCCCGTCATTGCAGAGCGGGCAAGAACTCTCAGGATCGGGCCATTGACGGCTTCCACAACGTGAGCAGGCGAATTTCATGCGTCCCCCTTTCCCGTTACCTTTGCGATTGCGGATCTGGCGTTGTCCCACATTGCGCGGTTGTAGCTGTCGGCCTCCCGTGGCTCCTGTGGCATGAGCATTTGCAAAGCCTCCAGCAATTCCGGCGCGGCGGAAATCAGGTTAAGGTTCGCTTGGTTTTCCTCGTCATCATTGAAAAAGCCAAGGATCGCCCGTTTTCCAATGTGCCAAGGACCGGGTGTGTGTGTGTGTGTCATGGTTTCGTTTTGTTTATGGTTCATGCGTTTATGTCTTGGATGAAGTATTGCGTGACGTTGGAAAGGTAATTGTGAATTGCGGCGATCCTCACACCATGCGCCAGATAAAAGGACATTTCGGAAAGCTCGTTTTGCTGGTAGTCTGTCCAGCTTTTCTCATCGTTTCCAATGAGTTTCCAAGCTGCTTCTTTTGTGATTTCTACGGAATGTTTCATGGTTTGTTTTGTTTATATTGGCAAGGGTTCGAACCTCGCCGGGTTTGAATTTAGAAGCTAGAAACGATGATCCCGCCGTCAAACTCGATCAGCGTCCCGTGGTCTTGGATGTAAGAGCGGATAGCGTCTTGAATCTCTTCCTCGTCGCCCGTCCATGTTTCCCCATCCATGTCCAATTCCAGCCCCATCGCGCTGCTTGCTTGCTTGGAGTCGCTGAAATAGTCCACCGCCCAGTCTTCCAAGCTGGAATGCTCTGAGAAGTCGCAACGGATGGCGCAAACGTCCAATTCCATTTCCTCGCCAGTTTCCTCCTCAAGCTGTTCCAAGTATTCGGCCAAGGCTTTCGCGCCGTTCCAGCTCCAAGCTGCATTTTCGTCGGATTTGAGAGCGCGGGCAATGTCTGATGTGTTCAATGTCGTTTTCATAGTTTGATTTGTTTTGATTTGATTTGATTTGATCGCCCTGCATCGCGGGCCGCGCTTGTCTTGTGGAGAGATTGGCGACTAAATGCCGGCAATCAAGATTATTTTTGGATTATTTGAGATAGGGAAAGAACGTCCAGCGGTCCAGTTCGTCCATTGCCATCGAGCAAGGCTTGCAAGCGGCATTAAACCACTCCCGCCCGTCAGCGGTCTTGAGGAGGCACAGAGGCTTGATCTCGGCGCAACATGGGCATGTATTGATTGGTTTGTCGTTCATAGGTTTAAGCGTGGACGATTGCAGCAGCAACGTAAATCACGGCACAAGCGGCGAGTATTCCAAGGAATATCCCCGGTGCTTTGCGCCAGCCGAAGATTGCGACCATCGCAACAAGGAACAAGGCAGGAATGATGAAGATGGAGGAATTCAATTTACCCCCCCTTCTAAGCTCATCAGGACGTTTTCTTGAGAGTCGATCACCTTGTCCAGCTCGTCAACAGCCAACCAGTCGGAATCAGCTTTGCCGTTCTCCCGCCATTTAGAGACGAGCACGGACCTTTCCGCATTTAGTCCGGCAATGAATTTGACCATGCCTTGAATTGTGGCGTGACGGCTCGCATCGTAGCACATGGCGATTTGCCCGGCTTTGCTTGAGGGACTCACTTTGCCCCCCCTTCTGATGAATCCAAGGCATCCGCGATCAATTCCGCCGCCCATGCGCCCGGAAGCATGTTCTCAAGCTTGTCGCAAGTCTCTTGGGTTTGCCCGTTCGCTTCAAAATAGCGTATGCAGGCCTTCAATGTTTCGTCGTAAGTTTTCATCGTTTCGTGTGTGTGTGTGTGTGTGTGTAGTGTGAAGCGGGATTGAACCGCTTGTGAGGGTTAGCGGCGATCCAGACAGAACTGGTTCGGAGCCTTCTTGAACTCCCGGTCGGGATACCGGGCGCGTATTTCGTCGGCGGCAGCTTCTTGACCTTCGGGGATCATCCAGCAGTCGTAGCTGTTATTCCAACGCCCGCCGATAGCGAGGATTTCGAGGCGGAATGATTCGGCGATGTCTTGGCGTTGGCGTTTTGGCGATGTGATAGTTTTCATTTTTCGTTTTTGGTTGCGTTGCCGTTCGTCGGTCAACTGAGAAGAACCTACACCCCGAAAATCACATTGTCGATAAATAGTTTCTAAAAAGAGAAAATAGTTTCAAACCATGCCACAAACGTAGGAACTACAAGGGGTTGCCAAGCACCGGGAAAGCTGGATCACAAGCAAACGAGCCGGACAAAGGGACAAAGAACGGCCCCTAGTTACATTAGCAGCGATCAGCCATGCCGGAAGAGATCCAAGCTCGACGTTACCTAGTGGCTATCTTATGGGTCATTGTCAAATATCCAAGGGACAGGGAAGAGCAAGCAAGACAAGGAACAAGCACCGCAAAATCACTCGGTGAAACCACTCGGTGAAATCCATTCCACTTGCCAGAGGATATCTTCAACGCGCACACTAGCAGGTTCAGAATCGACTCCGTCTCCTTCCTCCGGAGGAATTATAATCAGGTTTTCGAAAACGTGTCAAGCTTTCTGTATTTATGAACAATCCGCTGACATGTCGCGAGGATGGCCTGTGGCACGTCGGACGTGATTATGGGACCATGGCAAGGGCAAACGATTCAAGGCGATTTTGGTCTATCATCTCTCTATCAGGTCACTTGGCACGGAGATTCACAAGCGCAATGAATGTGCAGGTGCAAGCAACATGCGACAAGCTAGGCAAGCGGGTGATTCAAACGAGCGTTTACATGGCGCAATACATTAGCGGAGAGATAAGGTATCGGCGTATTCAAACGGATGCTTCAATTGAACGATGGATTCAAACGGTCGTTGGCATTCTCACGTTGCTAATGAGACGCTGTCGCAATAGGGGGGGCGGGGGGGTCGCATCCGGTGGTCAGGGAAAAAGCGGGAGCGATAAGCCTGCCAGACAATTTTTTGCCAACGGGGGCTTGTTTAGGATGTGAGTTGCATGTCAAGTAGGGCTTGACCTGTGGTTCGGATTCTATGCGTTGTTCTTGCGATGTGCGGTGGTGTGCAGGACATGACGTTAAGCGTCCATTTTTGTGTATGGTATCACACTTTACGACGTGCTTGACAAGAATGTGTAATCTGTTACTTTGCGCGTGAACCATTGCGTGTTGCGTTGGTGATACTTTAATATAATTATGGCTAGTCCGGTTGCATATGATTTACAGGGTCAAGGTGGAGGCATTGTGCTTTCCACTGCGGCAACTACTTACACTGGCAAGATCCGCTGGATTCAGGTGGTCAATGACGCTGTGTTGGCTACTGTGGCTAGTGCGTCTGGGAGCATCTCTGGTGCATCGCGGTTGCAGACTATTACCCTTCCTGCGGGCTTGGGCATTGGTGGTGACTTTAGCTCCGTGGTTCTGACATCCGGTGTGGTGATTGTTTACTACGCGTGATTCTGATCAAAAACCATTATGGCTACTAAAATCTCCGGACTTGGTTCGGCAACAAATATTGGAGCTAGTGACTTGATTCAAGTTGTAGATGTCAATGACACTACGATGGCGGTCACAGGCACGAATAAGAAGATTACCGCGCAAACCCTTGGCAACAACCTGCCCGTCACTGCGACTGGTTCAAGTTCCTCTAGGAGCCTCAAGGATCGCTTTGCAGACATTCTGGATGCTAAAGACTTTGGGGATGTTGATGGGATTGGCGATATAATTCTCAACGTGCCAGCGCAATACGCCACGATTCGAGATGCTTTTACTTACCTGAGTACTAAGAGGATCGCTTCGGGAACCACGGTGAAGATTCAGGTGGCCGATGGGACCCATGTATATACTCAAGCTGTTTACATTAACCATCCTGATGGAAGTAATATTGAAATCTTGGGAAATCAGACAACACCCGCAAACTGTGTTCTTAGCTTTTCAAATTCTGATGGGTTTTATTTGGCTCCGGGAGCTAGCTTAAAAAAATTAAATGGCTTCAGGATTATTAACACAACAACTCAAACTAACGCTACGGCTCGCCTTGGGATCATCACAGATAATGGATCATTTTTAAAAGTTGGCCCAGCAATCGAGGTTCATAATTTTTATTACGGGATTTCAGCAAGAAACTTCGGGTATATTGAGGCGTCTGGTTCGCCCACGCAATATGTAAAAGTTACTGATTCTGGGGATTGTGGAATTTGGTCTTTTTTAAATTCATACGTTAATTGCGAATGGGCTAAAGTTAGTGGATCAGATGATTCCGCAAACGGCCTCGGAGGTGGGATTGTAGCTGAATTTAGTTCCTCGATTTTAGCGACGGGTTGCGAAGTTTCTTATAACTGGCTATGCGGTTTTAGTAGTTTAACTAACTCTACAATACGTGCTCATGATGCCAATTCTCATCACAATCGAAGAGGATTAGTTGTTGATTCTGGAGGTAATATTGAATACTTCGGAGCACTATCACAAATTAAAAACAACAGCCAATATGGTGTTTATTCAGAAAGTGGTACTGGATTTGTTTATGGAATCCCTCCTGTACCGAGGATCGAATTAAATACTTTAGGGGACTTTTACAATATATTTGATTTTAAAAGCGACAAGGGAACAGCTATCAACAGTGGATCACTTTCAATCGACGCAACGCAACCCGCAAATATTACAGGATCGGATGCTTATGTAGACCTGAATACAGATGAGTCTCATTTCGGAATAATCAGAGGATTGGTGAATTCGGTTGAAAAGGGTAGAATTCAACATTCAGGAATCGATGGGTCGTGGCGCATAAGATCAAATAACAGCAACGCATTTATTGCTTATGCCCCTCCATTAAGTGTTAATTATGTCCAAGTAGAAGGTTCTATTTCAGGACAGTCCGTTAATGTTACAACTTACGGAGCTGATTCAGTAATTGATTTGGCGTTGTTTCCAAAAGGAACTGGAAGTTACATTAAATTAGGAGCAGGATATATTGCTCAAGCAGGTTCTCCAGCTACCACTGGATACATTCAAGTAAAGGATGCTACCGGAGTCGTGCGGAAACTCGCAGTAATCGCATAAAATGAAACCAGTCTTTACAATCGTTATCAGTAATAATGTGTTTAAAATATCAGGAGAACAACTTGATCTCATCTGTGAAATCTCAAAAAACCAGAGAATCAACATTGGGCTAGATCTATTGAAAAACCCATGAAACCCTTAGTCAACCTATCGCATCTAGTAACCTCCCTAGCTCTCCAAGGACTCTTCTTTCTTGTCCACAGGGATCTTTGGCTAGGTGCGGTAGCTGCCTTGTTCTTCTACCTTGGACGTGAAATCGCACAAGCGGAATACCGTGGCATCGAAGGGTCACCCACAAAACTCCGAAAGGACTTCCCGTTGCTCGGTGGTTTATATCCCAAGTATTGGACGCGGAAGGCTTTCTTGGCTGACCTTGTGATCCCTTCGTCTCTCACGATCCTTATTGCGATTATTTGCTCTCGCCATTAAGTGAAAACAACAGTTGCAATTTTTAATGTCTCAATTTTCTCAAAGTGGTAGTGCTATGGACGACGCGATTGGCGAGACGGCTGATCGTTTCTTTGGGCGCGTTAATCAGAGAGACCAACTCAACCAACTCCAAGAGGGTGAGGTTAGAGAGTCTCTAAATGGGCGAATGGAAGGGTATTGGAAGCCACGAAAAAACGTGGTGAGTAGGACAGGTGCATTGACTACTGGCGGTTCCCCATTGGCCCTTCCGTTTCTTTTAGTTGGAACGGGAGACAACACTGAATATATTCTTATTGAGAGCGGGGACACTCTTGTGACTGAGGGTGGTGTAGTATTTGCAACTGAGCTAGAAGTAATCATTTCTACTTCAAAAGCAATCGCATCATCCTCGCTTGCCTCCGGCGTAGTGACCATCACAATCACTGCTGGACACGAATTTGTTGCGGGAACAATTGGCTACGGCTTAATTTCTGGATTAACCTTTACTGGGACAGATCCTAATGGAATCAGACTTTTGACTTACACGTCGGCAACAACCATGACGTTTCCCGTCACCGCTACAACTACGGCTGTTTCAGGTGCTGGCACATTGTCACAAGCTCCGATCAACGACGACGCTGCCGCCAACGTCCGAGCTTCCTGCTTGTTCAGCGATCCAAACGACAGCAACAAGGAGTATGTGATTATTGCTCTGGATACTGTCGCTAAGAAGATTGACTTGGATGGTTATGTGATTACCGACATCCCGTACCCTGCCGGGGAAGCCCTTGGCGCTGACACTGACATGATCCAAGTGTTCGACAAGGTAATGATCTTCCGTGAAGGACAACAAGCCTTGGAGTGGTTTCCCAATGGCAGGCCAATTCTTTCAGCGAGTTCAAATGCCACAGCTAGCCCAAATACTGTTGTCACGGTAAACCTAAGAGAACACGGGCTAGTAGTGGGAACCTCGATTACTGTCTTTGGGCTTACCAGCGGAACGCCCCCCAACGGGACATACGCGGTTGCCACGGTAACTGACCAAGACACGTTTACGTTTCTAGCGGCTGGCATTTCGACAAGCACGACGTTTGTTGCTACTGTTGCTACGGCTACTGATGGATTCACGCTATCTCCCGGAGGGGCTTACACCCAGCCACAGACATTTAATATCACGGAAAGATACGTAGATGTGGTCGACGGAATCGTAACTGCAACAGTAACTGGCAATGTTACAGTTAAGGTCGGAGATGTTATTATTGTTCGTCAAGCAACAACTCCCGATTTTGCCGAAATGGTTGGCAAGGAATATCAAGTTGTAGAGGCAACAACTACCACAATCAAGTGGTATGCGCCAATCGGAAATTACAATACAAACACTACAGCTGATACATTTGAGTTCGGTGGAAGATTTAGCGCAGGTGGCGGCTTTATGCACCAGCCCGGTGCGCCTTGGGGTATCCATTTCCAACGCAGGTTGTGGGTTCCGTTCTATTACGCCCAATCTGGGGCTTACAATGTGCCAGTATACACTAGCCGCAAGATTACCGATGAAATATCCGTATCAGATATTCTAGACACTACTACGTTTGACCAGATCGAAAACCAATTCCGTGTCAGTGGTGGAACAGCAGACTTTGTTGTTGCAATGCACGGCTTCTATGACGACGGGTTGGTTGTCCTGAACAGGAATAGCCTTCATCTTGTTAAGGGGACGCTGGGAAGCCTTCTGGATGTTACCGTTAAGGAGCTTACATCTGAGATTGGATGCCTCGCTCGCAAGTCTGTTGTCATGCGCGGCAATGCAATGCTGTTCTTATCTGACGATGGCGTGTATGGAATTGAGTTCCTTAACGATTACAACCTGCGAGGCACTGAAGAGCCGCTTTCCAAGAACATTCAGCCGTATATCGACCGGATCAATGCTGATTACTCTGACCGAGCAGTGGGAGTCTTGTTTGAAAACAGGTATTATCTTGCTGTTCCGCTCGATTCGGTTCCGGGAGCGGGTGACGCATATGGGAACAACGCCATTTTGGTGTATAACTTCCTAAACAAAGGGTGGGAATCACTAGATACCTTTGGTGATTCTAGGTTCTTGATTAAAGACTTCGTGATTGGTAGTGCAAGCGAGAGGAACAACATCTATGCGGTGACATCCAATGGCGGGCTGCACCAAATTGAAGCGTCCGAAAGCTCCAATGACACGCTAAATGTGGAT